TGCCGTTGAGTAAGAGAACCTTGATAATCGGATAGGTCGGGCTACTTGCACCGCCAAGAACACCTGCATCGTCACGCTTGCCAACCCAAATTTGGAAACTTGCGGTTTCACCCTTTCTTAACGATGCAGCATTGCCGTTATTTCCGTTATATTGGATATACATAAATTCGGGGTCTTGCATATCGTCAATGCCTGCATAGGCCGTGTAAAGCAAATTGTTCTGTGTGTCATAGAACTCACAACGTACCGTAGCATGGTCAACCACTTGCGATTCGGTAACTTGGAAAGCATTTGTTTGACCACTAATCGTTTGACCACTAACTGGCGTAGTGCTATCATTCAAATACCACTTTGTCGTTGCCGTAGTGTCTGCTTGACCGTCCGAACCGTATAACTTACCGTACATCGTAATCGTTTGCCCAGCTTCGGTAATGTCGCTTATGCCTCCAATAAAGTTGATAACGCCAAGTTTTCCGTTTGCCGTAATCGCGGAAATACGGATTTGTGCGTCACAAGCAAATGAAACTCCAGTGCCGTTGATAACATAATCGCCCTTGAAAGTAATCATATCAACGTCAACGTTTGCCGACGATGCAAGGTTAGCGACAATCTTTAGTGCGGGCATATCGGCAATGGTTTGACCTGCATAAGTAACGCTCTTTGTCGTTATTTGGAAACGTGTGTCACTTGCCGTTATTTCAGTGCCGTTGTAATACCACTTATAGCCGTCTGATGGTTTTACTAATGTTGCGCCAGAAAGCAAGGTAAGATATATTGTCGGTTGTTCACTTGGATTAGTCCAATTTGGAACTGCCGAAGAGCCATTCCATGCTTGCGTCAATGATTTGTCGCTTGCAAGGTTGCCGTGTAACGTAGTACCGTCCTCTAAGGCGGTTACGTAAAATCTATTACTAATCGTACTCATAATCGTTTACTCCTCAGTTATTTCGTTGTTTTCTTCGTTATTTGTTGAACCTTCAAGAACGTCCTCAACGTTGTCATCGTCGCCGTTAGTTACACCTTCGGTATTGTCATTATCGCTTTCGGTATCGGATTGTTCTTCTTGGTTGCTTTCTTGCTCTTGTTGTTCTTGTTCAGTAATATCGTCGCCCATTTTGTAGCCGTTTTCGGCTATAAGACGTGCGGCAATTTCATCACTTGTCCGTTCAACACCTTTAAGACCGTCTATGTATTCATCGGGTGTGAATCTAACATAAGACAAATCTTTGTTGTTCAACACAAATCGTCCGTCTGCTATACGGTAGCGTTCTTGAATAAGACCACTACGAATAGCAATGTCACGTGAAACTAAATAAACTGCGTTGTCGAATGCCATAACTTTCTATTTTTTAATTGTTATTTTTACACTTATTATTGCTTAGAAAACTGGTCTGTCAAAAACGGTTTCTCCGTCTTCGGTTACAACAGCACCATCTTCTGTAACTTTTTCGTATGCACCAAGCAAGTACACATACGGAAATACCAACGTGCTTGCAAGACTTGATGTATTACCAATCGTGTTTCTTAATGCACTTGCGGCAAATTCCATTTGTTGCCCCCATCCCATATCTGTTTCCGTTGATGTTGTATTCTTACGGATTTTCCAATTGAAATGCAAGTGTTCTTTCTTCATATCGTCCGAAAGAACAGAATGACGGATATTTACTACCGTGCCAAAATTCATTTTTACGGTATTGCTCCTTACGGCACTTCCGTTTTGCGAAACAACGTTTGTGTCAACATCAGGTATTCGCCAATGTAACGTGCGGTGTACCTTGTCTGGGTATAGTGTTGTTGCATTTGCGCTTTCCTTTGCACGTAAAACTATACGAATATCTTCTCCGAACATCGAGTCGACGACCAAATCTTGTGTGTTTTGACCGCTAACATACCAAGGCATCGTATCGGCTAATACCTCTACAGTACCGTCAACAGCATACCACACAAAATATGTCGATTCGCTAACATCTTTGCCACCTTTGTTTGCAATAGCATGGAACGTAAATCTTGAACTTGCATCCACGAGCGGATTGTATGATTGCGAACTTGGCGCAGCAACGTCCAACGTTGGAAATTCTACACTTGCGTCACGGTTGGTAGATAGAATAACGCTATCTTGCACACGGTACGTTACTCCACTATCTCTCGGGTCAATATATGTTGCCTCGCACCGTATCGTTATTGAACGTGTGTAAGACACATTTTTCTTGACCAAAAGATTGTTCCCTACCTTGACATAATCCGCAGTATCGCCGTCAGTAATGTTCGTTATTTCCGTTTCCACATAATCACCAGCTGTGCTATCGTAAGCCCGTTCAAACCAAGATACTGTATAGAACGCTGGCTCATACTTTTGTTTCGTATCTTGGTCAAAAGCGGAAATCTTAGGGATAAGCGTGAGTGGTGTCAACTTTCGGTTTGGCGCATACTTGTTGGTATTGTCGTAATACCATTGCTCAAATTGACCGCTGTGCTCAATATAGAATGATTCATCCAGCGGCATTAACTCGGTGTTAATGACGGTAGGTGTTGAAACGTTTAGTTTTCTTCCCATATCTCTTTTCTTTTTTTCTTATCGTTTAACTTATTATTTGATTGTCAACTATTCTTGTTGTTTTGCCGTCATTTAACACGACGGTACAAGTGAATATTGCCTTATCTTTGAAAGACCACGTGGACGGCATTTCGTTATCAGTAAGGTGCAACGTCTTTTGCCCTTGGTGTTGAGCATCCCACGTTTCATCCGCTGCCGTCTTTCCGCTTTCGCTTTCACGTGACCACGACCAATATTCTGCGGCTACCTCGTCCGTAATATCAACGTTTCCGTAGAACAAATGCGGTGTTATCACTGTATCAACGCCACCACGTCTAAACGAATATCCTTTGCTTGATACAAATTCTATCGTAAGATTGTCGTTGCCATCAACCAAACGCCAATACGGACTATTCCACTTCGGTTCATAATACGTCAGCACGCCACCAGATTTTACTGGTTGATGTTGCAGGCATTGCCAACGACCACCATTATGACGCACCTCGTGGATTTCGTATTGTTGCGTCTGCTCGTTGTATTCGTTGTAGAAATATATTCCATGCCCTACGGTCGGTGTTTGCATTTGCGCACCATCCTCCCATTCTCCGCAAAATACGGTAACAGGTACTGGCAATCCTTCTTTGTCAATCTTTATGTAGTTGCCAACAACAATACCTTGTGCGTATAACCAATCGGTATGCTCACCAACTTGGTCAAGTATTCTCTTTACATCAGGGTAATTCTTGACAAATTCTGGTAGTTCGCCAATAGTTACTCCATAGTTACCATTCTTAAGGATAGGAGCATCAACACCGTTGTACTTAACAACGCGACCGTCGGTAGTGCTTATCATAAAGACACGCTGGCGACGGATAATCGAGGCTTTTATTGTTTCATAGTCTTGGTCATCTGGGTCTGAATAGTCAACGCATCCCCAACGGGCAATAGTCATCAATTCACAAGGTTCAAAATTGCGTCCTGCGGGAACATAATCGTCACCGTAAAGCACAACTTGTATCTGGTTTACACCTAACGAATTGTTCGTGTTATGCGTACCGATAACCCTTGCCCATGACGTGTAGTATTTGTTTGCACCATCAACCTCTACGCTTGTTCCACTTTCGTCACTAATACCAGCTTGCTTTGCGGCTAACGTATTTATGATACCCTTAAGGATATTGCCATACATTTGCCCAGTAACATATCCATCGTATTTCTCTTTCAACGAAAGGATATACGATACGCTACCGTCCGTTTCATCAATAACCTTTTCGACCTTATCCACTTGGTCGTTGTCGGTGTAAAGCGTATCACCCTCTTGTGCTTGCAAACGGTTGATAAGCAATTCCACAACCTCTAAGTAAGAACGGACGCGTGCGCTTTCAAATTCGGCATTTCCCAATTGGTCAATACGCCAACCACGACCAACATACAAGCCAGTTTCGAATTGCGGACTACGTATTTCATCATGGAATATTGTACGACCTATTGCGTCCAAGCCTTGTTGGAACGTGATACGACCTTGACAAACATCGTCTTGTATGCGTGATAACTTGTTATTGATTTCTTGTATCAAGTTTTCGGAATAGTATTTTTGCAATTCCGACACTTGCACACGCATACGGCTAACGTCATCGGTAACTTGTCCGATTTGATTGAGAACTATTTCAACGTCATCTGTAAGCGTAATGTCGTATTTCGGCAGCGGACTATCGCCAAACTTTATCGTTATTTGCTTGATATACAATGCCATTTGTATGCCAGCATATTGGAAACGAACAATATTATTGTTTTGCATCTGTTCCAAAATGCCGACATTTGTAGCAAGGAAATGCTCGTCAAACTTTAACGGATAGTCGTAGTAGTGAGCATTATTTTCAAGCATATACTCACGCATCGTTTCGTCCAATTCTGTTTCCGCATTGCTTATGTACGACGTTGGCAATGATATTCCAAGAACAACGAACGTATCACCGCCTTTCGGTTGTTGGTACACGTTAGGCATAAGCGTACCGAACGTTTCCGTTTCCTTTTGCACGATGATAGTTATTTGTTGTTCGTTGGACTTTGGATATTTCTCCAAATCACGTTGCGAACCGTCTGGAGAGAATTGTCCGTTGCTATCATAGAAATTGGCCACATAGTCCTCCCAATCCACTTGCACTGGGAATGAACAACCACGACACGCACCACTACGCATATTTATGGTCATTTCCTTTGTCACGGCAGCACTTGCGTAAAGGTCAAACGATAACACTGGCAAAGTAATCTTGAAATAACTTTGCACATATTCTCCGTCATCGTTCATCGTATCATCCCATGTAGGCGTTTCCGAATGACCCTCTTTTAAAGCCCTTACGTCATAGTTCACGTTATCGGACGTGTACTTGATATAGTAATAATCCGTATCGCTTGTAACATCACACTTGAATGTGTACGAACCACCGTTGTTTTGTGCATGATAGGACGTGCTGCCTTGTACTATTGCGTTGTAAAGATTGCGTAATGCAGTCTTTTCGTTTTCGTTCTTTACGGTCGTTATACGTGTCAACAGCGAACCAAGAAACTCATTCACATACATGGATTGCGTTGACCCATCAGTTTTTGCGGTATCAAAAGGTACGGCACTTATGATGGATTGAGTACCAAGGCGCGGGTAAACGTCCTCGAATTGGTGTATCTCTACCGATGGGCTATCCTCTATAATCGGATTAGGATAAGAACCGTCTGCGTCGTAATAGTCCTTTATCTCGATATTCGGGTCATAACCGCTTGCATTCGGATTGACTTTCTTGTTTACCGATTCAGAATAAATAGACGGCATAAGCGTTGTACGGGTAAACGGGTGCTTGATAAGCCGAACACTTTGCCCACCAACAATACCGTTGTAGATAGGATATGAATTATCCGCCGCAGGGTCGTTATTCACCGTGTAGTTCCATGATTGATTACCAGTCCAAAGAATTTGCGGATAGCCATAAGGTATATTCCTTTCGCTACCAAAGCCAACGATACGTGTAACGATTTTGTTGTTACGTGGTGTGCGTGAATTATTCTTCAATCCAACACCTTTTCCAAAACGGAAAATGAATGGTGTGCTTGTCTTTTGCCCGCGTTCGTCAAGCGCATAGATTTCTTGCGACGGCAAACCGAACGTTATCAAGAAACGCTTGCCATCATCGTAACCGTTTTCGCCTTGTTTGATAGACGAAATAACGAATGGCACTTCCCACGTTTCATAGCACGTCTTTAATGCGTCACCTATGTATTGCTTATCGAAAGCCAAAGGTGCATCACACATCTTGTTACGCTTGTCTTGCGAAACATTAGGCGACAACATCACAAGCCATTCCGTAGTAGCAAGATTGGCATTTAGTTTTGCTACAAAATCCGTTAGCGTTCCAATCCAAGAAAATGTCTTGTTTTGTGAAAGATACTTTGATTCATCACTTGTTACTGCAACGTCGGTAAACACAAAGTTTCCCAACATATACATTGGGTGATAGAACACAAATGAGTATTTCGTCATGCCGTTCAATTGACCGTTGTCGGAAACCATACCCTCACGGACTATCGTTGGAGGCGAAACAAGTGCATATTTTACACCATCATAAAGGACATACTCTTGCATCGTCACGGCAAGAGTATTATCCTTGTAGTAAACGTCACCTGTAATCTTGTCACCAAGCGACATAACAACACTTTCGACCGTGGATTTCTTAATTTCCAAGCCGTGAAATGACGTGCCGTCGGCATTGTAGATAGGGAACGTTATATTTCGTCCTAATGTATTTGCAGCCATCTTACGAATTTTATAAATGCAAAGATAATGCAAATGATTGAAATAAACAAAGAAACCCAAAATATTTTAGGAATTTTTGTCACTTCTTTCACAGTTTCCTTGTATTCCGTCACTACGCTATCACGCCAACAAGTATCGTGACGCTCTATAATACGGTCACGCCAACGTGTCTTTTCCTTGTACTTAGTTTGGTACACGGTATCGCCTTTAACCTTCACCTCAAAGTACACGCTATCCGTTGTCTTGTCAATCAACGTGTCACGTACCGTGTTTGTAATATAATGGTTCACATCACGGTCAACGTATTCGACTTGTTTCTTTGTTGCGCAAGATGAGAAAATAAGAATAATAGCAATGATTATCATTGCCAACATGGGTCGTCCGCAACCGTTACGCTGAATCAAAGATTCTTGCATCATCCTTGCATATAATTCATCATTATTCATAAACAAAATATCTTATAGTGTAACCAATATTAACTCCAACAAAAGTAAGTGTAAAGTCTATCCAATCTGGCTTTCCTCCCCATTGGTAATCCTTAAATTCCAAAGAACCAGCAACACCAATACCTACGTATTCAGCGCAATACCAGTCATCTGCACCAAGACCAACACTAACACCCAACAAGAGATGCTTTAGTCTATTACTATCTTTAAGCCATTGCCAAATCTTTTTCATAGGCTGCGCTATTTGTCAATTGCAAGTTTAACAATTTCTCCACGACCTAATGCGGTCTTTATCTTGCTTTCAATAAGCCCCGTCCAATAGCGAGAGTTACTTATCCATCCAATCTTGTCGTTCTTTCCAAATCCGATACACCCAAGCGAATCTTCTGGCTTGTTAAGCGAGTGTAGACGGATTCCGTCAAAACCTTTTACATTGTTAACCAACGGCATATTCCTTTTATATTTAGGGGAATACGTCATCGTTATTAGGTATTCTCCACTTGGAATAGCCGTCTTGCCGTAAACTTTTTTATTTCTGATTTGACCTACAGTCATATCACTTGTAAGCCCCCTGTCGGCATCTTCCAAGGCGTTACAGTAGGACTTTCCGTCTCCAAACCTTGTGCCATTTATAAACACATTACTGATGGTGTATGTAGGTTTCTTATACTTTCTGTCAATTCTAATTACCATTGCTATTCCTCCTTTTTTCTCTTCTTCTCTTTGTTTACTATAGCCTCGATGCGTCTGCCGTTACGAGCAACATCCTTTTGCAGTTCAAGAATCTTGTCTTCAAGTTCGCCGATTCGCTTTCTTAGTGCCATATTCTCCTTGCGTAGTTCCTCGTTCTCTTTGCGCAGCAAGTCACGGTCTGCACGAATAAAGTTACAAGAGTTCTCCAAGTCTTCAATAGTGTGTTGATAGACTTTTTGCTGCGCCTCCCATCCGCTCGCTTCTGCTGTTGTTGCTTCTCCCTCCGCTTTTTTCTTGTTGGACTTGTAGTAGATAAACCAACCTCCGCCAAGAAAGATGGTTATAATAGTGTTTATAATGCTATAAATATCCATATCTTTATACGTAAAATGTTTTAGTTCATACCAGTTTTTGCTTGATTGTCGATAATTTCGTTGGAATTGTTCTTTGAAATATTTGCCGCCTTGTTGCTATCCGCATCTGATATTGCATCTTGTGGAATAAGTGACCCACGTTCGGATATGATACGTTCCACTTCATCTGGAGCGGCATCTGGTGATTTCTCGATAATCGTTTTCATCGACAACCACTTTGCCTCCATTTGCAAGTTCGTGATTTTGGTATTGTTCGTTTCCAACGACCAAGGAACAATCTTTGCACCGATACGCAATTTAGCGTACTTGTCAACGCCGTTGGTTTCAAGGTCAAGACCCTCTTGGAACAAATAGAACATATCATTGACAAATTTCTTCCAATCCATAGCAGATTGCGTTGCCAAAGCGTAATCGTTAGACATTGCAAGGGCAATACCGTTACCTCCGCTATTAGACGTTGTTATGTCTTTCGGTGTGATGAACGATGTAGAACTGAATAAAGAAATCTTTTCCTCCAACGTTTTAAGATACCCGTCCATTGTTTGCGGTTCTGGAAATTCCAACACCTTTGCGTCTTGTTTACCATTCGTCGTGTCGCTTGAAAGATTTATGATAAGTGTAGAACTATCACGCTTGAAACTATCACTGTCCATTTCGCCCCAAAATGCCAAGGCAAATGTACCAAAGCGTTTCAAGGCAATAGCGGCAATATTAGCCATAAGTTCCCACATTTCAATAGACGTTTCTGCATATTCCCATGCTACCTTGCCACGTTTGGTGAGCAACGGACAACGTGAAAATCCGTGTAATTCACTTGTTATTTCCCACCCACCGTTTGCGGTAGTGCTTTGCACGATACGATAATGCTTTTGATTGTCGTATGTGTCAATAACCGTCTTATCGTCAACTTGATATACAAGTGAACGTGCAATTTCTATTCCGTATTCGTCATAGTTCGGGATGACTTGATAGCCGTCCTCATAGTTGTAACTTGACACCACACATTGATTGATGTCTTTGTCGTAACTAAACAAGATACCGCAATTGCCTACTTGCTTGCAAGCGTTTATGGCACGTGCAAGCCAATAATCCATATTGCGCCAAGCCCATGCCGATTTCGCTTCCTCGAAAGCGTCCAAACCACCTTGCTCAACATCGGGCATACAAAGATTGAACTCCAACGGATTATTGGTCAACGACCGAACGTGTGCCGAATGAATCAACTTTTGAAAAGATGCTGTTTGTGTCAAGTCAATCATACCAGACGGCATTTCGCAACCATCAAAGCAAACCTTGATATGCGGTATTGCCTTGTTCATAATGATATGGTGCAACGACGGGTTATATTCCGTAAGAT